AATTCTTTTTTGGATGTTAATTTCTTGCAAACGTAACATCATATCAAAAGCTGGCATCATAAAGTATGAGCCAGTGTATCCCATTTGAGAATAACCTGCTGGTCCACCTAATCCATAACCTCCAAGTGCTCCAAAACTCCAAGGGTCAAATAGAATATTTGTCATTGCAGTTGGTGTAAACCAAAGAAGTTCATTAACTTCTCTGTTTGCAGGGATTTCATATATTTGTTTGTCTTTTTCTAATGTTATGTAATCTTTTTTTAGAACCCAAGGTCCATTATTTTGTAAGCCAACAATTTTGGAATATGAATATTGATATCTTGATTCATAATCAAAACTTCTTGTAATAAATGCCTGAGACAAAGATTGGGTGTCCATGTTTAGATTGTAAAGCGATGTCCATTGAGATTCAATTAACCAATCTTGAATATATTGAGAGTAATCCCCAATAGAAAATTCTAAGATTGTGTCGAGCTGTTCATCTTCAAGTTCAACAGAACGAAGAGGTGCTCCAAGTACGTGTCTAACTTTTGTATAAAGTTGACTTCTTTGAGGTTCTGGAATAACTGACATTTTTTCGGTTTTAATATATAAATATCAAAACCAAATCATTTATTTTTTTTCAGATTTAATTCTTTTAGTATAAAGTTCGTTAACAAATTTCCAGTTAACAACCTCCCAAAAATTTTGAATATATTCGTCTCTTTTGTTTTGGTATTTTAAATAATAAGCGTGTTCCCATAAATCAAGTCCAAGAATTGGAAACCCACCTTGGTCAATAATATTCATAAGTGGATTATCTTGATTTGGAGTTGTCATAATTTTTAATCCTCCATTATCCTTAACAACAAGCCAAACCCATCCTGAACCAAATCTCGCCTTTGCTTCTTTTTCAAATTTTGTCCTAAAATTTCTATAAGTTCCAAATTGTGATTTTATTTTTTCAAGTATTGGTCCTGAAGGAACTTGTGGTTTTGGGGACAACATCTTCCAAAATAATGCGTGATTAAATGCCCCACCTGCGTTGTTTCTTATAACGGTATTGTATTTTGATATTTGTTTTACAATGTTTTCAAGTTCAACATCTCCATAATCTTTTTTTCTAAGTGCGGAATTTAACTTTTTAACATACCCTTTGTAGTGTCTTTGGTAATGTATCTTCATTGTCTCGGGGTCGATAAATCTTCTAATGGCAGCATAAGAGTATGATAATTTATCTATACCAATTGTTTTTGCCTCATTAATAAAAAATTCAACTTGATTAGGTTCCTTACCTAAAATTTGATTGACCAAGCTTTCTGAGATTAATTCTAAATTACGCATCAATAATAAATACTCATCTATTACTGATTTCTTTTAAGATTTGTTCAACAATATCTGTTTCAGATTCTTCGATGTCACCCATAACGGTTCCTATGATTTGTTTCTTTCTTGACAAAATATCATAGATAGCCCCCTCAATTGTGTTTTCAAAAATTGGATAATAAACCAAAACATTATTTTTTTGACCGTATCTGTAAGACCTGTCTTCGGCTTGAGCGTGGTCTGAAGGTAAAAATGAAAGGTCATTCATAATGACGGCTTCGGCTGCGGTTAATGTAATACCAACACCTGCCGCTTTAATATTTCCACAAAAAACTTTTACTTTTTCATTTTCTTGGAAATCATCCACCGCTTTTTGTCTTGCAGGTTTTGATGTTGACCCATCCAAATAAACAGATTGTTTTTTAAAATGTTCATGGATTTTTTGAAGAGGTTCTGTAAAGTTGGAAAAGATTATAACTTTCTTTCCTTGTTCTATGATGTTTTCAGCAACCTCAATTGTAGTTGCAATTTTTTCTTCGGCAATTACCTGTCTGACTTTTGTAAGTTTTGAGAACTGAATTGTTAAAGATTTTGATTCATCTTTTTTATTTACATACCAATCATAATACTCACCCATAAGTTCTTCATACAGTTTTGAACTTAATCTTTGGTAAAGAGGGGTAATAATTTTATCAGGTAAATCTAATACTTCAGTTTTTAATCTTCTAATTACGTGACGGGAAGTTCTGTCTCTTAACTCCTCAAGATTTGATGCTCCATTAACATTCCAAACTTTTCTTCTACCTACTGAGAACTGATAACCCGCACAATATCTAATGGCGTATGCCATCCAATTTGCAGCAACAGGACTCTCAATTAAATTTAAAAGATTATAATAATTCATCGGACGAGATGTCATTGGAGTTCCAGTTAGGAGCCAAAGTCTTTCAGAATTTCCAACCAAATCATTTATAATTTTTGTCCTTTGAGCTTGGGGATTTGAGATATAGTGAGCCTCATCAATTACAACCAAATCAAAATTCTCTTTCATCAAAATAGAATTTTTTGACTTTGGCTCGTGAAAGTTTTTCATTATATCATAATTTATAATATAATATTTGTGTCCCTCTTCCCACCTCTTACCTTCAACAATATAAACTGATTCATCGGTATAAAGAGCAATTTCCCTTTTCCAATTTATCTTGAGTGTTGCAGGACAAATAATTAAAATCTTTTTAGACCCACTTTCAATAGATGAAATAACAGTTGAGGTTGTCTTTCCAAGACCCATATCATCAGCAACAATGTACTTATCATTTTCAAGAAGTTTAATGATACATTCTTTTTGATGATTAAGAGGAGGTCTGTGAGAGTATTTATCCCAGTCTACCTCAGCAGTTCTTGTCTTCGCTTTGTGTATTGCAGTCTTAGGAATCCAAAAATCATGGACAGTCTCACCACTAAAAATCTTTCCCCAAATATGATATGATTTATCTTTTTCTACAAGAAGTTTTTCAACATAAATCTTATCAGGTTCTTTAATGAAAGGGTTATCGTCAACAAGTTTCTTTGCAAAATATGAGTCAATCTCAACCCATTTTTTTGCAACTTTTGGTTCCACCTGATTGAACCCAATTATGTAATCACATTGAGCTCTTGTTGGAATAAACTTTTGGTTAACTGCATGCTGTTGTTTTAACTTTAGGATATAGTTATTTGAGCCCTTGTATTCTTCTAAGATTTGTAGGGCTTTCTGTTCGATACTTCTAATGTCAACAGATTCTTGCACTATGTTAATTATAATTCAAAATTAGATATTTATCAATATGTCACAGAGGAATGTCCCAATTACAAGATTAAATAAATTTTTTGGAGCCGAGGATTTTGACTTAGATGTCGGAATGGGAAGAGAATGGCTTGAGGGGGATATGAACTTTACTCTTGTGCTTTATAAAGTTGACAGGACAAAAACAAATACTGATGATGTCTACGGTGAAACTACAAAAGATTCTATTAAGTTCCATCCACCTGTGGAATTTAAGGCATTCGTTCAAGTTTCTGCCCCTGAAAACAAATTTTTGGGTAGTTCAAAACTTGACCAAATGGAACCAGGTAATATTAGAATCTCAGTCTATCAATCACATCTTGATGAACTTGGGATTGAGGTTGACTTTGGTGACTACATTGGGTACTATGAAACAGAAAAAAGAGTTAGATATTACTCGGTTGCAAATGACGGACGTGTAGTTTCTGATAACAAACATACCTACGGAGGGTATAAACCATTTTACAGAACCATTGTTGCGGTTCCTGTTAATGATAATGAATTTAGGGGATTATGATAATAAAAATAACTCAAGAACAATTTAGAGAATTAATCAAAATGGTTGACTCAGAAAAAGTAACATGTAATGTGTGCGGGTGGTCTTGGAAATTATCCGAAGGAGGACATGACCCTTACATATGTCATAAATGTGGAAATAACAATGAAGAATAATGGCTTTTGGAAAAAAAATTAAAAAGAACATTAAATTGACTCCACAGTTATTTGGTCCGTCAAGAAGACAAGAAATGCTTGACCAAATAAATCAGTATGGAACTTTCTTACCTAAATCTATTTTGCACGAGGATTTAGATAGGGGGTTTTTAGATTTTGTTAAAAATGAATTAAGAGTTGTTACTGACGGTAAAGTGGTCCCTGTTGTTGATATTTTAATTACAACTCAAAATTGGGCTCAGTTTACTCAGACTTGGAATATTAATGATTTGGATAAAAATGTTAGTGTTCCTGTAATTACAACAGTTAGAAATCCTGAGGTTAAATACGGAACACTTCCGTCTCTTCAATATACTATCCCAAATAGAAAACAATTTTTTTATGCTATGGTTCCAAATTGGGACAATGGGGTAAAGGGAATGGATGTTTATACAATACCACAACCAGTTCCTGTTGATATAAAATTTTCGATTAAAATTATTTGTAATCGAATGAGAGAATTAAACGCCCTAAATAAAGTTATAATTGAGAAGTTTTCATCTAGACAAGCGTACACTAACATAAAAGGACATTATATTCCGATTATAATGGATGAAATTCAAGATGAGTCAGTTACTGAAATTGAAAAAAGAAAGTATTATATCCAAAGTTATAATTTTACAATGATGGGATTTTTGATGGATGAAAATGAATTCCAAGTAAGTCCAGGCGTTAGTAGAACTTTTACACTTTTAGAAACAAATGAGAAATCTCCGAGAGTAAAAAAGAATAGAAATCCATTAGATAATAAATCAAATTTTGATTTTGTTATAGATTTTCCATTAGCAATTAATTCATTTACTCAGTCTTTTGAGTATTCAGCCAACCTAAGGTCAGTAGGTATTGATAACATAACATCATATGATGTTCTAATTAATGGATTGTACTTTGGTAGTAATATTTTTAATAGTCCAAATGGCGTTATTAAATTAAATGTAAATGATGTATTAGAGATTAACAATGTGGCAAAAATTGATAACACAATTCCTGCTAAAATGCAACTTGCTGTAGAGCTAGTTTAAAGTTCTCCGTATAAATCTTTTTTATCAGAACAATTTTCAATAATTAAATTTTCTAAAAATTTGTGAATCTTTAAACCTTTCTTCATACAATATTTTTTCAGTATGGCGTGTGTTTCCTCTGATATTTTTAGGTTTTTGATTTTCATAGTAGAAAAAAGGCAGAATTAATTCTTACTCTTTTATAAATAGATTTATAAAAGAAAGTTTTTTCCATTTTTCCATAATATTTATAGAAAAATAAATCAAAAAAAACATTATTATAATGGCAACAAAAGTTTTCGTTTCACCCGGTGTGTATACCACAGAAACTGAACTCTCGTTTGTAGCACAAAGTGTCGGGGTAACCACCCTTGGTGTGGTTGGGGAAACTCTCAAAGGTCCAGCCTTCGAACCCGTGTTTGTAACAAACTTTGAGGAGTTTCAGGACTACTTCGGTACAACCTCACCTGAAAAATTTGTGAACACACAAATTCCTAAGTATGAACTTGCATACATTGCTAAGGCTTACTTACAACAATCAAATCAACTTTTCGTAACAAGAGTCTTAGGATTATCGGGTTATGATGCTGGACCGTCTTGGACCATAACAACAATTGCAAACGTGGATTGTTCTACAGTTGCAAATGAACCTGCGGGAGGCAATCCTTGGGGGTCAGCAACTGTAACTGTAAATGGACCAGGAGATGTAACTTTTGATGGTACAGGTGTAACATCCCCTGAACTTGCCGCTATATTAGGTACTCAATATACAAAGTTTGATGGTTCGGTATCAACTATTTCAGGTGACATGGCTACCGCAGCACTTCAATTAACTGCAGGAACTATTGTAGACACTGAAACTGCTCTTGTTTGGGGACCTATAGACAACGCTCAATATACCACTATAGAAGCTTTTAGTGCGTTAACTAACGAATATGGAGTTAATGACTTGTCACTAACAGGTATAACTTATTGTGATAGAACAAATGATGCTTGGTATTTTGGAGCATTCGGATTGTCAAATGGTACTGGTGATACATACACAGGTATTTCATTTTATGCAGCCGTAACGTGGGCAGACCCTATTGCAACATTCGGAGGTAATTATTACACATTTACTGGTACTGCGTATACTGACTATAATAATTTGGTTATGGCAACTCTTCGTTCAAGAGGTATTAGTGAATATACATCTACTCAAAATGGAACTCAATTCCAAGTTACCGCAACAACTGATGCTAGTATGGATACAACAGGCTCTTACGCAAATATCTTGAGTAACCCAAGAGCTCCTTTCGGTATTACAGGTACGCAATATAACGGTAACACATTTAACTTCGAAGTTTCATTAGATGATTCTTCACAAAATTACATCAGTAAAGTTTTGGGTACGGGTAACTTCCAAAAAGAAAGAGCCGATGTTCCATTGTTTGTAGAAGAAGCTTATGGTAATTTACTTTACTACGGTTATAACAAGGGTTTTATCAAAGGATTAAATCTTACATTTATAGAACACGATGAAGCACAAGGTAATGACCCAACTTCACTCGGTAACTATTTAGAGAGGTACCAAACAGCGGTTTCTCCATGGATTGTTTCTGAACTTCGTGGTAATACAATTTATCAACTTTTCAGATGTATTACAATTTCTGACGGTGATTCTGCAAACAGAGAAGTTAAAATTTCATTGGCAAACATGTCGTTTGACAGTTTAACATTTGACCTTTTAGTTAGAGATTTCAATGATACTGACCAAAATCCAGTAGTTATTGAGAAGTACACTAATTGTAGTATGGACCCAAGTCAAAACAACTTCGTCGCTAAAAAAGTTGGTACATCTGACGGTACTTATCAAATCAATTCAAGATATATCATGTTGGATATGAACGAAGATGCTCCATCTGATGCAATTCCTTGCGGATTTGAAGGTTACTTGGTTAGAACTTATGATACAAACTTAGTAAGACCTGAAGTATTCCCAACATTAAAAACTAAATATTTCTACCCTGGTGAAGTTATTTGGAACCCACCTTTTGGTACTTCAATTGGAGACGATGCCACTATCAGTAATGGTGAAAATATTAGAAGAACTTACTTAGGTTTCTCTGATAGTACTGGATGGGATAACGACTTCTTTAAGTATAAAGGAAAACAAACACCAGCAGAGTGGGCTTGTACAGAACAAGATTTTAACAATTGGGTTAAAATTACAAAAGGTTTCCACATGGATAGCGGAGCAACTGCGGTTACAGTATCTTCAATATACTTGAACTCAGGTGAAACAGCTTTTGAATGTGGTGTTACTTCATTCCAATCTGACCCATTTGATTCAAATAACCCATACTTCAGAACTTTTTCTCGTAAGTTTACAGTTCTTATGGCCGGTGGTTTCGATGGTTGGGATATCTACCGTGAGTACAGAACAAACGGAGATAACTTCCAATTAGGTAAGTCTCAATACCTTGCAGGTGCTAGAGCAGGTTGTCAACCTTATCCTAACGCAACAGGTTGGGGTATGTTCAGACAAATTAGAGTAGAAGATAACACATCTGACTACGCTAATACTGACTTCTACGCATACCGTATTGGTATTGAAACTCTTAACAACCCAGCTATTATCAACATTAACGTGTTGGCAACCCCAGGTATTGACTCAACTAACAACCTACAACTTGTAAACACTGCAATTAGTATGGTTGAAATTGACAGAGCTGACTCAATTTATGTAATGACAACTCCTGACTTTGATGTTTATCAACCTTCAACTTCTATGGATAATTTCATTTATCCACAAGATGCGGTGGATGATTTGGCATCACAAGATTTAGATTCTAACTACACTGTTACTTACTACCCATGGGTACTTACTCGTGATAGTGTATTCAACACTCAAATCTACATCCCACCAACAGCTGAAGTTTGTCGTAACTTAGCACTTACAGATAATATCTCATTCCCTTGGTTCGCAACTGCGGGTTACACAAGAGGTATTGTTAACTCAGTAAGAGCAAGACGTAGACTGACACAACTTGACAGAGATACTCTTTATCAAGGTAGAATTAACCCAATTGCAACATTCAACGACGTTGGTACAGTAATTTGGGGTAATAAGACCCTCCAATTAAGAGAAAGTCCTCTTGATAGAATCAACGTAAGACGTTTGTTATTACAAGCTCGTAAGCTTATTTCAGCAGTGGCAATCAGATTACTCTTCGAACAGAACGACGCAGTAGTAAGACAACAGTTCTTGGATT